TGTCGAGGGTGATCTCGAGCTGCCGATTGCGCGCGTCAATTTGGTCATCGATTGCATCAATCGCCGTGTCCCGTTCCGTTTCAAGGGCCGAGACCGCCGCGTCCTCTTGCCGGCCATAGTTATCGATGATCATTCGAGCCAGGCTATCTCGAACACTTTCCTGCTTGTCGGCGTAGTCGCTCAAGGCTCTGATATAGGCGTCCTGTGCTTCTTTTTGTGCCGCTAATGCCTTATCAGCAGCATCCTTATCGGCTATAACCTTGGCGGCGGCTGCATCCGCGTAAACCTTTTTTGAGGCGAGGGTATATACCTTGTCGGCCGCTAACTTCGAACCCCCATCGGCGATTGCCTTATCGCGTACTTTATCGAGATCATAGATCTGACCCTCGACTGTCGTGTGGCTGAGTTTATAGATCTGCTCGTTCAAATCAGTATTAATCTCGAGGATTTTTGCGGCTTCCTCGGCAGTCTTCTTGGTTGCAGCCTCGGTCAGTTTAGCCGAAGCATCGGCAGCTTCCTTATAGGCCGCAATCTTGGAAACCCTTACCCACTCGGCTACTTGAACCTCGTTCTTTCCATCGGCGAGCTTTTTTGCTGCTTCAACATCAATAGCGCGAAGAGCGCTCTGCAGTTTTGTCTGAGTCAGGTCTAAAATCTTGTTTGCCAGATCTGTATCCAACGCCACTGTTTTGGCATTGGTGACCACCGTTTTTGCATATCCGTCTTCTGTTGCCTTCGATGTCGCATTCCGAGAATCAAGGGCGGCCTTCGCCAGTAAATCGTTCTGCTGTTTGATCTCATTGACGTACTTTTGATGACCCGCCACACGTGAGGCATAATAGCCAGCCTGGTCCTTTTCCAACATCTGGGATCCAGCTTTTTCCGTCACAGCATCATATTCGGTCATCGCCGCCGTAAGTGCCTTGATGTGTTCTACTGATGCTGCTCCCACCAATGAGGGGTTCAAGAGTGCATTTTCCTGTTGCTGTTTCTCTATCAGATACGTGATGCCTGCCGCCAAAAGAGCAACAGCACCAATGATCGCCGCAATCGGGCCAAGGGCCGCAATCGAAGCAGCAGAGCCAAAGAGTTTAATCGCGGTAGTGGCAAGGGTGACATAGGTTGCAACACCCTTGAAAGCGATGAACGCCCCAACAACGGCAGCCATAACGGGAACGACGGTCTGCCAGTTCCGGGCAATGAACGTGGCGATATTCACGAGCCAATTGAAGACGATCTTGGCGTCATTGAAAAACACCGTGATTGCCTGTCCGACATCAACCGCCCACTTTTGGAGTGAGCCATTGGCCTTCCACTCGTCGATCTTGGCGATGATCATGGTGATCGCTTTCTTGAAGGTGTCTGCAAGGCCGCCCGCCAGGATGTCGCCGCTCGAAGTGACCCCTGCAATCGTGCGCAGGGCATCATCGGCTGCATCCTGGAGACGCGTTTTCAATCCACTGATACTATTGGCCTGCTTCTGCGCACCTTCGGCAAACCGCTTGTCCATCAGGCTCAGCAGTGCTTTGCTGTAGGCCGCCTCGTTGACGATCTGGCCCTTTTGGTTCGCAATTTGTATTCCTTGCTCTGTCGCCGCACCCTCTGCGAGGACCGCAGCCTTCGTTATACCATAGGAGGCCAAGGCCTTAACCCGACCCTGAAGGAACGCACCAAAGGCCTCGGCGGCCCCGGCCACATCCTTGTTAGTAGCTGCCGCCATGTTGGCGACCTGTGGAAGAACCGTCATAGCATCCTGCCCGAACTTTTCAAGCGCTACGGTGGCCGAAAGGAGTTGTTCATCGGTGAAAGGAGTTTTTGAGGCCAGATTTATGGCGCTCGCTACCGCCTCACCCGCCTTCTGTGAGGATCCCATGAGCGTGTCCAGGGAAAGCCGGTACTGTTCTATCTTAGCAGCGCTTACCAGAGCAGCAGTTCCGCCTCCGACGAACGCGCCAATCATGGCAACGCCCGCTACCTTGATGGCGCGGCCTATGGCGTCAAAGGCGGGACTCAGGGCTGTAACGTCGGTCTTGAAGCCCTTGAGCTGCGTTGAGGCTTGTTTGATCGCCGCTTCATACTGGGCAGTGTTCGCGCCAATTTGAACAATAAGTTTGGCAAGAGTCATTCCGCTAACCCCCAGTAAAACTTCCTCACCGTTCTAGTGGCATCCAGGAGCAGAGTTATCCCCTGCTCCCGATGCCGACGTACATTGTTGTTGCCAGACGGCTCACGTTAGACCGTTGTTTCTCTGAGGACCATGATCGCATAGGTTACGGCAACCTTGCCCGTTTCTTTGACGACAATGGTAACTGGGGTGAGCGATCCATCTTCACCCAGGGCGATAGCAGTTGAGTCGACGCCCGTTGCAACGACGTTGCCGTTGACCGTGATGACTGCCGTTGCGGCTGTTGCATAGGGTTTGACGACGACCGATTCAACGGTCGAAGCCTGCGTGTTGACATACGTGCCAGGCGTCGCCGAGGCCAGTGGAGCGGTAAGACCGGCGGGAGTGAAGACGAAGAATGGGGTTGTAGCCCCAGCGCTCAGCGTCTCGTTCAGGGTAACCGCGCCAGATATCTTCAGTGTGGTTTCGAGCTGGACCGCATCGCCCTTTGCGGTGAACGGCGAGACGGCACATTTCAGGACAACCGCCGAGAAGCCGAAGCTCGCGCCCCAGGCCGTCGGGAAGTTCATGGTAAAAGCGTGGACCAGCCCGTCTGCCTGATCCGCGAGGAGCAGGACCTGGCCAGGGTCGTCGATAATAAAGTTGGACGTAAGCTTGACGTCGTCGGAGCTCCTCATGCCTCCGATGAACTCAGCCATACGTCCAACACTGTCATGGTTCGTGACGTCGATCGTCTCACTGTTGAAACTCGGAGGCGTGAGGGAAGTGATTTCTGCAACAGGCACAATGCCCTGGAGCAGACTTACACCGAAACTCGTTTGCGCTTGAGACATATTATCTCCTCATGAATTGTTTATGTAGGCGAACGTGGCAGCACTCTTGCTGTCCATATTGCGACCAGTATTTTTCAATTCAGCACCCTTTTGCCGCCATAAGCGTCAGTCAGCAACCCAACGATCGCCAGCATTTCTTCTGCCGTCTGCCCTTTCTTGGCTGGCCTGTCATAGATCAGGAAATCTGTCATCCCGACCGGATCACTGCCAGAACTTCTGAACATATTGACGATGAGACTGCAAAGTTTCGCCGACTGGTAATCATCAGACACTTCCCTTCTGTGCTCTCGACCGTCGTATGCCTTCCACAGTTCCTGCCATTCTAATGGGGTACAGGTAAGGAATTCGTCGGAGGTAAGGCTGAAGAGGGTGCGTCCGATGGCCCAGAGCTCAGTGGCCCCGGGCTCGGAGCGTTTGGGTCAGCACCCTCTGTATCCTTGCCCGCCTTCATGGCATGGAGGGCATAGACCTGTACAATGAGTACCATGAGCGTGGGGAAAGCATCCAGGTCCAGCTGCGTATTCATGTCCTCATACGTCAGTTCGCCCGGGAGCGGGACGTCCTTCTTACCTTGTGGACGGTTGACAATGTCCTCCCAGTGAGCTAGGCAATAAACTGCGGCGATCACGTCCGGGATCATATCCGCGATATCGACCTTGTCTTTGGGAGCCAATATTGAATCAGGATCGACGACTTCATCCGCTGGCAACTGCTCGACAGGAACGCCAAGCGCCTCAGCATGTGCGTCATTCACCCGTTTGGCTGCCATACCTGCTGACAGTTGATGCTGAAGCAACACAATCAGATCATCAAGCCGCTTGTGCGTGATTGTTTTATACCAACCTGGAGCAGCCAGTGTCAGGCGTAAATGCCTCGTCTTGCCGAGGAGTTCAATTTCTACACTTGGAACCGTTGAGAAATCCATACTTCCTCCTAGTTCAGAAAGTAAATCATGAAGTCGGTGATCACCGCAAACAAGGCGGTTGCCTGGTCATACATCGGGATCGTGTTCTCAACCTGGACTGATTGCACGTCCGGGGTCGCCGCCGGCCATGTTTCCAGCGCCGCCCTGACCTGCACATCAATTGCCTTGGCGCCGAGAAGCGATGAAGCATAGGATGAGATCTGCATGCGCGGATGCCTCAGACCGTTTTGACCGTCGTGAGCATAGTCCGGGATGTCATCGATCTCCTGGAATACCACATAGGGCACGAGAATGCCCTGCGCTATGGTCACCGCAGCAATATGCGTCGCCGGCACGAGACCAGTAATCAGCGGAGAATAGGTGCTCAGCCGCGTGAAAAGGGCTGCGTCGAGGTCTGTCACGGCAATTGTACCTTTTCAAGTTCTTCATTGAGTGCCCCAACAAAGATATCAATGAGTTTGTCTTTCTCGGCATCGAACGTGTTTCGCATCATGGGATGCGCCGGCGTGGTCGGGAATCCAAACTCTTGGGCCATTGCAACGGCCGTTTTGGCCTTGTTTGGGCCCACGTTGACCACCGTATTTTCTCCATCCTTATGCGTCGCGCCCGCCATAAACGAGTTCTTCAACCTGACGCGTGGATTATCATGCCCGACGTAGGTCGCCCGTTCTATCCGTACAACAAGGTATGCGGCAGCGTCTTGGAGGGCCTGCGCTATCTTATGTTTCGCGACGCGCTCGCTCAGCGACTTCAATTTGGCGTCGCAATTTTCCAAACCCTGAATCTGAATCGTTATCTTGTCGCTCACGCGGGCAACTCCATGCACATAAGTTCAAGAGATTCGTGTCGTGCCTCAAAATCTATGATCGCGTCAATCTGATACGTGTGGGTCAGATATACGATAGACATCGCGGTCGTCAGGTCCGTGCGATATCGCATTGTGATCTTGACTGATATCTCTGACTGTGCTTGTTTTGCCGCGAACAGCGCCCGCCCCGACAGGGGTTCCACTGCAGCCCAGACGGTCGCTACCGTCGTCATTGTTGATATGGGCTGCCCATAAGCGTCCTGGGTCGTCGATAAATTCTGTATGATCACGCGACGATTCAAGCGACCTGCGTCCATCTACAGATACCAGTGATACAGGGCCAGCAAGGCTTCGACAGCATGTGGCAAGGCCGCTATCGTGGCTCGTGAACCACTCAGAATCGATGACCGGTTCCCATACCACTCTTCAATCAGCAGAAGCATGGCCTGAGTGAGCGGTCCTGGAATCTTGGCCGCAGTGCCATAACCAGCACAAAAAGTTATCGTCACGGGGTATCCGGTATCGGCGAGGGCCGGCCAACTGAATGCGGACGACCGTTCAATGGTCCCGGGATCCCCGGGCGTTACGACATATTCGGTTGGCGCGAGGGTCCGCAACACGTTCGTCGCGTCCAGATAGGTGATGGTCGCTAATTGCAGGGGAGGCCGGGGCACAATAACCTTACACCCCCAAGCCCCATGAGACAGTCTGCTCCATGATCCACTGAATAATGTATGCCAGTTGACATGCTGCCACGTCCATGTTTGGGTAAGAAGCGCCCGCCCCGTGGTCTCTTCAACATATGCTCGAGCGGTCGCAATCAGACTGGCGATATTCAGATCCTCATCACTCGTCTCGACGCGCGTCTGAACTTTCGCCTGGGCCAATGTGACCGGTTCTGCGCCCGGGGCCACGCCCATCACGTAGAGGCACGTCCATGAAGCCGAGGCCAGCGTGGGCAAGCTATCCTGCACGCCAAGAGAAGTACCGATGGCATCGAACCATTCAATGCGCACTTTCCAGGTGCGCCCGGCAGCAGCCGTCGCCTTCACGTAGACAGAGAAGGCATAGGGCAATGCAGCAGTCACGGCCGTATAGGTTGCTCGGATCTGGGCGTCGCCCGCGGGCAGGACGACGAGTTTGAACGATGCCGCGCCCGCATAGAAGGCAGTTGTATCCCGCGAGAGCGTACCGTTGACCGCTTCCATGCCCGTTGTGTCAGTTTCGGCGCCCGCCTGGTTAGGCGTCAGCAGGTTAATGGCGCTCGCGGCAGCCGCCAAAGCAAGCGCGTCTGCCGACAGGACCTCGTCCGGCAATGCGCCCACCAGGACGGCAGACACCTTGCATGTAACTGTCGCCGTTGGTGCTACCGAGAGCAGCAGGATATCACTTGGCATGGTCAGCCAGCGATCGCC